GTTCGCTCCATAGATGATTGGAACAACAATCTTTGCGCCACCGCTAACTGTTCGCATTGTTGACGAATTTGTCAACGCATAGAACAGTGGACGAGCCGAAAAGACGTTATCAACCAGCTTAGGAACGTAATTGTTGAGAGTCGTAGTCAGAATCTCATCGAAATTGCTGTTTCCAGCCATTTACATTCTCCTAAAAGGTTAAGTGCCTAATTGTTCTTTTGCCAATGCGAACGCTTCTCTGATACTGGTAACACTTTTCGGAGCCTGAGTTTGGGTTCCCGCTTGGGTTGACCCTCCAGTTGTGACAACGGCTGCCGCTGAACGCTTACTATCTGTAATATCACGTTCTTCTTGCAGCTTATCTGCCGTCAATTTGACATCGTTGAACTGCCAATGTGCGTATGCTGCATCAAGATTTGGGATCTTATGCTTCATAGCGTGATTCAACAGTTCTTGCCGATCAAACTCTCCGTACTGTTCTTGTAGTTTCAGAACTTCACGTTCCACTGACCGCTGACGTTCAACAGCTTCTTGCTGTTCGATTTTGGCTTCAAGTAGTCGAAGTTTCTTTTCCGTTGGGTCAAGATATTCGTCATCCTCAAAATTATCGTTCCCCAGATCCACAGAAACGTCTAGCGTTTGAGCTAGTGCCTCTAACGTGGCTTTAGGGTCTGCCTCTAAGGCAGAAACGATTGCTTCTGCTTGCTGAAGCCGTTCTTTTTCAGCGGCTATTTCTTGCGTCTTGCGAGTGTAATCCGCTTGACGCTGGTATCCGTTTTGAAGCTCTTCCAAACTGACCTGCTGTTCCTCACCGTCAACTTTGACGACATATAGCTCACCAGGTTCTTGTAAAGCTTCATTTGTGGTGTCTGGAGTGTCATAATCGACTGGTTCCTCGACCACTGTTTCTTCTATTTCGGGCACAAGCCCCTCCTACGAGTCCTAAATGGTTACTCAACCGTAACTGCAGGGGTGTCCCACTTAGAGTGCTGGAAGATCCATTCCCATCTGATTTTGGAGTTGCAGCAACAGTTCAGGAGGCACACCACCCGTTGGAGCAAACGCACTTCCCTGAGGAGCCATCACGTTGGGATCAACACCTCCAGGTATCGGAGCACCCTGTTCTTCAGGGGGAATTTGCCCTTCTTCTGCCGCCACAGCCTGATCAGGGGCTTGCATCAAAAACTTTTCAGGATCTTTGATTCCGAAACCAGATTCCAGAACATGCACAGCGAGAGCTTGTGGATCTATAACGGTTCCAACCATCGGAGCAATCGCATTCATCAAACTGATGGCTTGCTGCTTCCGAATAGTTTCATTCATCGGCTGCGTAGAGCCCGCCTGAACGGAGAAATCGTATTCACCAACAATGTCTTCACGCTCATAGCTCACAAAAGTGTCTTCACCATTGATCGTGACTCTAGCCATCTGTTGACCAGTCATAAATTGTTGCATGAGTTGCAAAACTCGCCGCGCAACCTTAGAAATACTCAACTCAACAATAGCCAACTTATCTGCAGCCCGAGCATTCTGAGCATCAGCAATAATGCTGGCTTCGGTAGCTGTGCGCCGTATCTCAGGCATAGCTCCACGAGCATATTCCGAGATACCTGAGACTGTGTTTATGTCTTGTTCAATAATATCAGAATACGCATAAATTTCTGGGCTGATTGGCACCTGAGGCATTGGAATAACAACCTCATTCAAAGGACGGTTCTCGTCCACAACGGGAACCATTCGCCCATCTTCTTCAGATTCTAAAGCTTCGCGTCCTTCAGGACCGAAAGATCGTTCGTGATACAAATACTTTCGGGCATAACGTTTTCTGTCATTCATCAACTGAGAACGTGTCTTATCGAGCTCCAACTGTAAAGATTCGATGGATTCTAAATCACCAATCGGATAGAACTGGCCTGGAACATCATAGTTACGAAGCATCGTAAACGGATGACCATAGGCGTAAGGCATCGGTGTTGGATCAACAAGGAACTCTTCGCCACCCTCAGCATATATTGCCACAGTGTTAGTTACGATGTCATAAAATTCCCAAACGACCACCTGATCCTCAAGAAATTCCCATCGATCATCACTCATCGCATAGGTGTCTTGATTCAAATTGTAGTCGGCATTAGCTGCAAGTCGCCGTCGAGCACTAGGCTTATATCGAGGATCTTGCTTTGCTTCCTCCAAAGGTCGAGATATGCGTTGAGCAATCCACTTAGCGTCCTCAAGACACGTTGCAGCAGGGTCCACAAACATGTCGAACGGCGAAATTCGTTCAACAAACGGCTGATCTTCAACAACACGCATCACCGTTGTCGGAATATTTGCTGCAACATCCCCAGGTGAAGGCAACCCTCCAGCCAAACTCGGAGTTTCAGCAGCAAAAGTATCGATTTCGGATAACGCAGTCTCAAACATGACATCACGTTCATCCTCACTGATCTGCTGCTCCTGTTCAACAAACTTCCAACCTGTTTTGATCCATCCATGACCAAAAATTAGGAAATCTTTAACAGTGCGCCGAAACGGTGTCCTGAAATCGTGATGTTTCCAAAGATAGTTAGCTACAGCCTCAACGAAAGCCGCTCGATCACGATTCTCTGGATTAGTGGCCTGAACAACAACCTTCGGGTAGTTAACGGCAACGCTAGGAGCAATAACGTTAATAGTCGAAAACGCTAAATTAACTGCTATCAGGTCAGACTTTGTTGCAGTTGTAGCAGGCCAATGTTTGCCTTTGTACATGTCAACAAGTCGTCGCCAAGTCTGTTCGTACTGTTCCTGGTCACGCCAACGCTGACATTTCTCAACTTTGTCGATATAACTTTCAAGTTTTTCTTGCCGCGTTTTGCGAGCCATATCAGAATTGAACCTTCTCTGGAAGCTTCTCTACGTTTCGTCCAGTCGCAGTAGCTTCAGCATAAACTTTAGCTTCTCGCTCGCGTCTAGTTAAACCCTGCTCATCTCGGGGGAGAATCGACTGGTAGCCTTGCCCCGTTGACACAGTGATTGACTTTAGGCGCAAATGGCGTTCATAGAGTTCCCTGAGTTCTGATAAAGGCGCATCTCGACGTGCCAGAACGTATTCAGCGAACTCTTCAAACGTGGCCCCATCAGGTAGGACCGCCACAATTAGCCAGCGTCGTGGCCGCGTAGATTAGGTTGTTTACCTGGTTCTACTTTGCCGGTAATCCCATGCTGATTCTTGGGTGTAGTACGGCCACTTACTTCGCCGTAACCACCTGTTTGGTTAGCGTACTTTGGGCTATCCAAACGCTGATCTGGGGATTGGCCGCCACCAGGCCGCCAAATAGGGTTAGCTGAAACGCTTGAACCACGCTCCATTTTGGCATTTTTCCCTTTGGCACCATCGATAGTGCCGCCAGGAGTATGAGCGATGTTTCTTCCCATCAAAACTCCAATAAAGTCGACTACCCATTGCTTCAGGGTGTCCCACGAATATTGTTTGCTCCTATTTGGAAAGGATCTTTTTCATTGCGATTACTGTTAGCAAGACGGGCAAACCAATCAACAGTCCAATAATCATCATGTTTTTCAACATACTCAGGAGCATGAGCATACTTCCTCATCTGGTTAGCCAAAGCTAACGCCATTACACGGTCATCAAACGGAGAACCCGACATACCGCCTCGCTCATTACGAACAAAAGTTCTGAGCTCAGCCACAGTATGCTTATCGTAAAGCGTTAACTCTTCATTTCGTAACGCCGATCCGAGTTCATCGATCATCAACGGCTTCGAAGTTCTAGTAGTTTTCCAACCATACTCTTGCGAAACCCTGTTATTCACTTGATTCAGAGCTCGACGCCGAAACAATCTCGGATACCCCAAATGACGCAACTCTGTGATCGTTGTCAAACCATGGTTATTTGACTCCACGCAACACAACGCATCCAAATAGTAAAGACCCACAGCGTGCACTTCTTCAGCCAGTTCGTCAGGCGCTATATGTCCATGCCAAATAGCGGCCTGCTCCCCAGTGTTAATATCCAAAACCTGAATAACACTGTAATCCCCATGTTTCAGCCCCTCAGCCGTATCAACACCCATCACATAGGCGTGCCGAGACTCAGGTTCCTCAAAAACAGTGAACGTCATCTTCGGAACTCCACATGATTACCTTTACGCCACATGTACCCCTGAATCCCAGGGCGAACAAACTTACTCATCTCATCCAAAATATCTAGATCAAACACAGGGTTCCCTGAACGAATAAACGCTTCCTCAGGAGTAGTCGGATATTCCTGGGCAAGCTGCCACGGCAACATCGACTCGACCTTGCCCTGATACCACGCATCGCCACGATCCTCAGTAGCAGACCACGGAAAAAACATTGGACTAAAATTGTTGGCCCCCGTTGTGGACCCCACCCAAAGATCATGGAAAAAGTTTCCCGAACCATTAGCAGTACTTAAACCAATGATACGGCCACCAACGTCAGCCACAGGCTCTATCGAAGCCCACGCTTCCTCTGGATTCGGTAAGAAAGCCCACTCGTCAACCACAATAAGTGTCGCCGATTCGCCACGGGCAGGATCCGAAGCAGAAGGCATCGACGTAATCTGGCTTCCGTTGTCGAACCCCATTCGCTGCTGATGCTCAACCAAAGACTTAGGTCCACGTTCAATCATCCATTTCGGTAAATGCTGGAACCCGTACTTCGTTTTACGCAACAACAAAACCGCTTCACGTTCAGTACGAGACAAATCAATAATGTTTTGATCGGCCTTAAAAAAAGCTAACCAAAACTGGTGGGCAGCCACCAACGTCGTCCACCCAATCTGACGGGCTTTCAACGTCAACGAATAACGCTCACTTTCCCATTCTTTCAACGCAGAACGCTGCGCTTCTCTCAAAGCAAACAAAATTCGTCCATGCGCTGGATGAGCGATAGACCAATAGTTCTCCAAGAAGTAGACTTCACTACGGCAGCATTTACGCCACTCCACTTCCCTCTTTAATTCATCGAGTCTACTCATGCTTACTAACCATTACTGGTACGTCCCAAAGGCGCTAAGCCAACAGCAATGCGACGAGATTCAACACGTCGCTGCTGACCACCAAAAAATCGAAGGAATACATTTCGGACATACCCCAGAACATCGAGACTCCCAAATTTCTTGGATTTATGATCCAAAAGTATCCGACCCCATTGCTGCCAATATGCGTCAAGCCAACATAGAAGCAGGATGGCAATATGAGCTACAAATACCAGAAGCCGTCCAATACAGTCGATACCAAAACGAAGGGCACTACAACTGGCACATTGATGGTAATTCTGACAACCACGCTGCACGCAAATATCTTCCAGAAGTTCCCCATCCGATACCACTAAACCTCACCCCACTCCCCCAACTCCAAGGACTTGTCCGAAAACTCTCTGCAACAGTCAACCTATCACACCCCACAGAATACGAAGGAGGAGAACTTCAAATCCGCTGTTATGACCAACTACACATTTTCAACGACGCACCCAGAGGATCAATGGCCATCTTCCCAAGTTTCTTGGAACACAGAATCACTCCGATCACCTCAGGGGAACGACACAGCGCAGTCATGTGGTACAACGGAAAACCATTCCACTAAGACACCTCAATAAAAATACACTCCCCAGGGCACTCCTCAGCGGACTCAATCACCGCATCCAAAAGCTCCTCCCCAAAAGAAGCCAACCCCAAAGCCCCACCAGGGTCATCAAAAACGTGGCCACCCTCCTGCACGTAAGCCAAACCATCGTCACGCATCACAAAAACATCTGGAGCAATCTCCGCACACAAACCATCACCCGTGCACAAATCTTGGTCAATCCAAACCTTCATCAGCCATCCATATGTCCACAACAATCACAATGATTACAACTACAAGGACACGACTCGCAACGGCAATTCGGACACTTTGCTTTCACCATTAGCAGTCCAGATCTTTCTTCAACCGCTCCCAAACAGCCCACTGAGATTCAGTCCACGTATGATCAATCGTATTATACAACTGCGAACACTGAGGCCCATAACCCGTACCCGAAAGCAACGGAGGAGCCTCCTCCACCTCACCCCCACCAGGCCACAACATCATAAGACCAGAAACAGCAGCAATAAGAGCCACAACAGCAGCCGTAACAGCTTTAACCATCTTTTTGAGGGCTTCGGCCCAAACATCAGTTCGTTCAGCAACATCTTCAATCGTCATCCGCCCCCCTACTGGCAGGAATCGCACACCTCATATCCATCAACAGTGCACTCCAACATTTCATCATCCAAAAACGGGTCAATCAACAACTCAGGTCGCTCCCCCATCTCCTCAAGTTGCATCCACATACCGTCATCACGCAAATCCTGAAGCTCACTCATCAGAACCCCGAAGCCCATCCAAAAGACCTTCGAGTTCCTGAACCAACGCATCATCACTAAGAGACGCAGCATCATCATCAACAATGATCTGACGCTTCGGAGTAAACCGATCAACATACTGAAGATACAAAGACGCAGCCTTCACATCCCCCTGAGCAGCCTCCTTATAAACCGCATCAATCACAGACTGCACACGCTCCACATGAATATTCAACTCCGCAGCACGAGCCTCCCACTCCTTACGAAACCGAGGATCACGCTTCCAACGACGCAAAGAATCCTGATGCACACCATTCTCAACAGCCCACTCCCGCTGCGTCTGCGGAACACGATCAGGCCCCAACAGCAACCAATCCAAAAAACCTCTCCAAAGATCAGGCATAACCTGCTCCCCAGTCTCAGGATTGGTTACCCAACCCTTACCTCCACCGTTCTGCGGCATTCCAACTCCTATCGTCATAAACAGTCTTTTCTGTCCCAATAAAAAAAATAGCAAACATTTTGGGACACCGCAGTCACATAGATAGCAGCTAGCGCGATCGGGTGACCTACGGTCACAGAACCACAGAGCCAGCACAGAAGCCCATAAATAAGAAAAGAACCGCACTGTCTACGGTTATCTATACATACGGGGGCGCAGCGGGGGCAGGGCCCCTAGGGGTGGGCCTACCGGCGGTGTGGCCATAATTAGTTCGTCTCGCCATCATCATCGGTGTGGCGCTCTTCGGCCCCATTTCTCCGAGGTAAACGCCGTCCCCAGCCGTCTACAGCCCAGCAGCGGCCGCCGTGCGCCGCGTCACCTATCCGCAATTCGAGAGAGGGTGAGAGGGCCGGTGTTCGAAAAATCGGCGCCGAGCGGGGACCACAAACGGACGTCGACGTCATTTCGAGGCCAGGACGACAGCAGCGGCACCTGGACTAATTCCGTCGAGGGGCTGCACCGGCTCGACGGCTGCCATCTGACAGAGCTGGGTTGGTTCCGAACCTAGGTTGCTGGTCGTCGACGACTGCCAAGTGCGCGAGCTGCCGGCGGCACGAATCGGCAAAAGCGGGCCGCCGCTCCCAAGGTGTAACCGTTCGAGGTGGGCGGGCTGGTTTCTTTGTTTGGGGGAGCGGCTCACCAAAAAGAGCAAAAAGAGCTCTTCCGTCGTTTTTGCTCCGCACCTAAGGCGCTCTGAGACGTTGCGGGCTTGTTCGAGGTATCTAGGTATTCGGTAAAAACAGCCTTTTTGGTGCTGGTGCTTCGGCTTGAATGGTGGCATTCTTGGTGATTGACCTAGGGAGGTTTTTTGATGATTGGATTAGTGGCGGATCATGCTCGTTTAGCGTGGCTTGATGGCGTGGTGTATGCGGCCGTTGTTGCTGCCGTGTTTGCTGGCTTGTTGGTTTATCGAGCGGCCGTCGTTCGGCGTGAACGGCGAGAACGTGCGAGCGAATATCGGTTGGACCTTTATCGAGTGGCAGAAGCAACGGCGAAGGCCAGGGCGAGAGAGTGGGACCGGCGATGAGGAATCTGTCTAGGTCGCTCGAACGTCGAGGCCCGTTTTCTTTGGAGCCTTTCCTCGACGGCTCACGGTCTAAGCGTCGAGCGCTCGATGTGTGGAACCGTCGACGGGTTCGTTATGGCTTGAAGCCTGCAAGGGATTGGGGCGGCTCGCCGTTGTTATCGGCGGAGGTTGGCAAGCTCGAAAAGAACGAGGTCCACACCTTGGGGCTAGTGCTTGCCCCGTCGAGGTCGGGCGGCCTCGTTAATGCTTGCGGCTGGTCGACGGCTGGTTGCGAGCCACCAAACTGCCTGAGTGGTGCTGGCCATAACCGCCACGAACGGAATCACCGAGTGCGAGCGGCTCGAACCGCTTTTCTCTATGAGTGCCCAGCGACCTTTTGGCGGGTTGTCGGTGGTGAGCTTCGACGGGCACTCGACAAACACGGGGCGGTTGCTTTTCGTGGCAACGTGCTGAGCGATCTACGGCTAGAACGGATTCTGGACTTGTCGGGATTGGCTCGATTACTCGATGACGGCCTGATGCCCCTGGACTACACGAAAGCACCGCCACGGGCGCGACGTGGCGCTGCCGCTGCTGGTTGGCACTTGGTCCACTCGATTACTGAGCGACACACGGCCGCCGAGGTCGATCGGCTGTTGCTCGAGGTGCCGGTGGCGATTGTCTCAAGCTCGCCGAGCTTGCCCGAATTGGCGAAGCTCGAGCACTGCAAGCGGCTAGTCGATGGTGACCAGCACGACGAGCGGTGGCGGGATCGAGCGGGCGACGTGGTGCACCTATCTGTCAAAGGCTCGATGCCCAGAAACGGGGGAATTGTCCGAAATGACTTGTTCGCCTAGTTTTGCTCCGCACCAGCGGCCGTCTAAGGCGTTGACAGCAGTCGGCCCTTATCTAGGTATCTGGTATTTCGGGCGGTTAGTCGCTGCTGCTGGGGTCGCTGGTTCGCCTAGCTGGGATCGCTCGACGACTGCCAAAAGCGGCGCGAGCTGGAGTGGCTCGCCGCCCTAGAGCACTGCCCGCCGCAATTAGAAAAGCCGCCCTCCCGGGCGGCTTTTCCGTTTTGATGTGGAGGGTGTGGGGCGCCGTTTATTCGGCCAACCGGCACCCTTCACATATTTGGGGGGGCTGGTGGATACGTTCGGCCCTGTCGAGGCCGAGCGCCGCCATGAGCGCCGCCGGTTTATCGAGGGGCAGTGGCCGGTGCCATGTGCCGAAGCACTTGGGGCAACGCTCCCTGATCGACACGGTGGTCACTTCGGGCCATCCAATACGTTTAGCAGGTCCTCGCCGTCAACGAGGCGCTGTAGTACTGCTTCGATGGTGTTTGGGTTGGTGGCTTCTTTGATCGCACCAGAAGCGGCTACCACTCCCTCGAACGTCAACAGTGGACGCCGTAGCGGCCACTCTTGCGGCTGGTAGTCAAGGTTGCCGCCTGCTATCGAGTGACACCAGTCGATGACCGCTTCATCCTCGCCGCAAGGGCTACAGATGTAGGTGTCTTCGTGGTGTCTGCTCAGGGCGTTGTGGACCAGTACCGTTGCTAACGGGTGAAGGTCGCACCGTGGACAGATTGTTGCAAGGTTGGCCCTCATACTTCACCGCCTAGGGCATAGCCGAGTGTCTCGAAAATTGCTTCGAGTTCGGTTTTGCGGTTTTCGTCGGCAACCTCGGCCTGATATGCGTTGCGGCTTGCTTCGCTCGCTCGCTTCGATGCGTCGCTAAACATGGCTAGCCCGAACTGTTCACCAGCTAGGCGACCAGTCATCGACAACGCCTGCAGTAGTGTCGCAACCGTTTCTTCTAGCTGCTCAACTTTTTGGGCTAGCTCGGTGACGTTATCGTCGACAACCAGCAGACTTTTGTAGCCTTGTTCGACATCGAACAGCAGGTCCTCGCCATCGCCGTTCAGCTTCTGCACTGCTTGACGTATGGCACTGGTGAAGGCTTCGCCGGTGCCACAGCTTCGCTCGGGGTCATATTCCCTCAACAAGTTTTCAACGATGTCGTACTTGTTGTGGTCCCACCAGTAAGCAGGATCGTCGGAGCTATCGTCGTCGGCCCTTTCGAGTTCTTCTAGTCGGCTTTTCACGTCGTAGTAGAAATCGTGGCTAGTCAAGATGTCGCTAACTGAATCGTGGATATCGAGGTCATCGGTGGCGATCTCTGAGATTACGTTTCCGTAGTCTCGGAAGTGATCCGACCAATCCACGTTTTCCATAACGTATTCTTGGATTGAGTCAAGAGCCGCCGATTCAAGTTCGGCGTACCCTTCACTATGGACGGTTAAATGCATTTTGCGGCCTCCCATGGTCGCTAGTTGTTAGTTCTCATTGAATCACACGGGGCAGACATTTTCTAGGACTATTTGCAGGCTTTTGTTTTGAGATTGCGCGCCTGGGCTAAATGGTTCGCTCGTCGCCGCCTAGCTCGGGGCCGTCGAGTAGTGCCAGAAAGACAAAAAGAGCTCGCGTTGTGGTGTCTGCAAAAATGAAACGGCCCGCCACCGAGAGAGGGTCACAGTGGCGGGCCGTTATTTTTTTGGGGGGGCCTATGTGGGGGGCTATGTGATCAGTTTTGAATTCAATCTGACGGTATTAGCACAACATACACAGTCGCTGTTGGGCTTGAACTCAAAACATATCTCGTGATCTTCTTCGCAACAGTAGTTGCAAAGGTCATCGTGTTTTCTACTTAACATCAGCAACCTATCACTGTTTAGTGCGGCGCTGCATCCTTCGCCGAATGCTGGTGAGAATGCAGCGTCGGGGTGCTTGATGATCTCGTCGTAGATGCCGCAAGCGTATTCGCCTACGGTGTCTCCGATGAGGTAGGCGCACTGGTCAGTGGCCTGATCCCATATGCCGAACGGGCAAGTGCCCTGCTTGCAGCAGAACCCTGACCGCACACAGTCGCTCATACCGTTGCCTTTAACAGTGTGGCGGCACCTTTAGTGAGGGGCATGTCGCCGAACACTAGTTGGTCCACATGTTTGCCTTGAGTCGAGCGTCCTTTACCTCGCTGGACGTGCTGCTCGTAGCCTTGAACGGCCATGAGTGCACCCCACTTTGTTTCCCTGATGAAGCCATCGAGGTCATCGCCGCGGTATCGAGCGACAATCGCATCGAACTTGTTATCCCACTGGGTGAGAGCTTTAGCGGTGTCTTCGGTATCTTCGGGGCGAGGTGGCAGTAGGTCCTTGGTCATATCCATGAACTGTCCCTCAGTGAATGACGTGTCGATCCATCGTTCTACTTCTTTGTTGATCTCTTGTTGAAATTCGAGATTCGCATAGAAGATTCCGATAGCAGCGTCCAAATATTCTTGGGCGTTGCGAGTGTGTCGGATGGTCCACGTTGCTGACTGGTTGCCGAGCACGTAGGCGGCGAACGTGTTCGCACAAACTACGACCCCTAGTGTGGGGCGTGCCGACAGTGACACGGATGAGTCGTGAGCGTCGGCCAGTGTGAAGTATCGGTTTATCTTCGAGTAGTTCTCGATGTCGATAGGTTCTCCAACTTGCAGTGTCACGTACCCTTTGCGGCCATGCTGCAGAGTGCCTTTGGATTCGACACCAGTAGCGAACCCTCGGTCCAACAAACTTTCGACTACTTCATCCATCAAGTGGTACTGAGTGAGTGCTCGCTGCTCGGTGACCCCAATGTTCAGTGGGTAACCATTGTCTGAGCGGCGAATCATGTAGTGGTCCTTTACACCCTCGAATAGTTCGATAGGTATAAAGGGCCTCGGCTCGAATCCACCATTTAGTTTGTGGTTCTCGATAGCTCGCTTAGTGTCATAGTCGTTGCTGTTTTTGGCTGCACTCCATTGAGCCCTTGTTGGGTTCTTCACGTACAGCGGCTCACGTTCGGCAACGAACGGCCATGGATAATCCAAGTATGTGTCCAAGTCGATGAGGTCGCCGTGGACGTGACCCAGGCGGTGCCATGCCGTTTTGGCATACAGCGCTAGGTCATCTTCGTATATGTCTGCAGACATTAGTTTGTCTCCTCAATGATTGTGTGTGTCTTTTGTTTGTTTAACAGTTCGAAGTGAAGATCGAGTGCTTCGAGGAATCGTGCAGCGTCATCGAACCCTAACGTGTTGTAGGCAGTGTCGATTATCGCTTTAGCGAGTCCTTCAACGGCACCGTCGATTGCTTCTCCACTTACGGTGAATGTTTCGGTCATTAGCTCTCCTGATCTAATAACAGTGAGCCTCCCTGACTCACTAAATAGCAGGATACAGAACTGGGACAGGGTGCACAAGTATTCATGTCAACAGATTCGGATGATCGCATAGGAATTGTGGGCTGGGTCATGTTGGCTGCAGTTGTTGTGATCTTCGATTCGTGGGCATTAGCGGCGAATCGGCAAACAATGTCGGCGGCGTTCTTGGATGCGACACGTAAACCGGTATGCCGTGAGGTGCTCATGGTTATGTGGGGGGCGCTCACTTGGCATTTGTTTGGGGGGCGGCCCGACCCATTGCGTAAATTGGTGGGCTAGTCGTGTAATATGGCGTTCAACCTTAGGAGGCTGAATGTCAGTAATAAAAGTATGTGGGTGCCACGGTCTGAAGGCGTGCCCGACCATTTGGATGGGGGAGCGTCAGATTCTTGAGATCACAATAGAATCTGGGAAGAAGTGTTGGGTTGTCCAAGGAGATGGGATGGCTCATTACACGTTGGAGGATGCTCAAGCCCGATTGAAGCAACTTGCCTATGTTCCCGAACCAGTTCTCGGTGGGGAGGGATAAATGCCGAAACCTAACAACACGAAATATAAGGGCCGCAAGCCGAGCTATCTACCAGTATGCGATGGGGTGTGTGACGGCTATTTTCATGGTCGCTGCGCCAAGTGCACTCGGGCAGTGAAACAGAACGGTTCGAAGCAAGGTCGGGGTCCCTCGATCTACAGTGAGAAACAACCAACACTGGGTGAACAAGTGCGGTTGAATCCTCATTTAGAATGGACAGACAACCAACTCAGGGAAGCAGGATTGTTGTGAGTGAAGAACCAGAGACAGAGTTCGACAAACTATGGACGGAGTGTCATTCGGCGCTACACATTATGCGTTCGTTCGCTGCTCACCTCATGGAGATGTCCGCGCGCCTGGAAAACGCAATGGTTGATTTCAACACTGCGGACTGGCCCCAAAATCTGATGGGCGACGATAACGTCGTCCCGTTCCCCACTGGGCAAGAGTGAGTTGGGTAGCTATTTGGCTACTCATCGACATCGCTGGGGTTAACACTACGAGCCTCGATCACCAACGAATTGTGGAAGCAGCTAGCTCCTATGATTGGCCGGTGGTTGAGGCTCTTAGCGTTGCGTGGTGTGAGAGTCAATTCAAACGGACCGCTTTCAACGGAGTTGATCATTCTGTTTGGCAGATAAATCAGAACTGGTGGGGGGCAGCTATTTTCGGAGAAGATATGTGGGAGGACCGCTACCAGATCCACACCAATACGGCCATGGCCTATCACGTCTGGGTAGCTGGGGGCCGCTCTTTTCGGTGGTGGAGTTGTGGGTCCCACACTGGGGGATGACCGGTCGTTATAATGGAGCTCGCGCGATAGGGAGAGCCGCCCCGAGGGGGCGCGAGCAGATAGCGCGAAGGAGACATCGATGAATACTTCGGTAGTCAATGAGTAAACAACGAAGAGTGATAGCAGCCGCCACATGCCAGAGGTGTGGATCAACCCATACCGTTAAGGTGGAGAGAGGTGACTGGTTCAGGTACATAGACGGCGAGTTGGTTCAGAACGTGTGGCCCGAGTTTGCGTTGAACCTCCGAGAAACTTTGCGGGGGGCCCGAGCGGGTCATTACTTCTGTCCTCCTTGTTTCGACGAGATTCACTTCGATCCCGAAATGGATGTGCGTGATGCATAAGAACAAGCCACCCAAACACGAACACAAGTTTCGTCAAAGCTTCCTGAACCAATGGTTCCTGTGTCCAGAGTCCGCTCGACGGAAACACCTTGGGCTGATGCCACCCGAATCAAATAACAGTAATCTGGTGCGGGGGAACGCCGTCCATGCCGCCATCGAATGGTTCGGTATGGAGTGGGTTGAAACAAACCGTCTTCCTGATGGGGGGGAGCTTGTCGAGTTCGGCTTAAACGAGTTTCAATTATTCGGCAACGAAGATGGGACAGTTTGGCATCAGGAACCCGAGCAGGTGGAAGATGCGGTGCGGGGCAACCTCAACCTGTGGTACGAGGAGGTCCTCCCTCAACTGGAGTGTCCCACTGATGTGGAGATTCATTTTGATCGTGTGCTGTGGGAGGACAACGACCGCATCATTCGTTTATCTGGAACCTGTGATTGGGTGCAGGACGACTGGCTTGTCGACTGGAAGAACCCGTCGAAGGCCCCTCGGAAGAATGAAATGTGGATCAAAAAACGATCCAATTTGCAATCCCACGTTTACTCGTGGGCGCTTGATACACCAAAGTTTTCTTTGTGCCATTTGTCGACCCCTGAGGTGGCGTGGACTCATATGGTGCGGGGTGCTGCGGACTATGCGGCACTCATAGATCTATGTCTTTCTGTAGCGATACAGATAGAGGCGAACCTACCATCCGCGCTAAAGCAGTGGGACTCGTGGTATTGTTCACCGAAGTGGTGCGGAGCTTGGGACACTTGCCGAGGCAAGTTCTTAGGTGACGACCCATTCTAGTCAGCCATCCACAACCGATAGGAGTAAGCATGGCTAGCGATTACAACCCCAGTACGGGGATTATCCAAACAGCCGCCCATGTGGCGGGACGAATACACGCAGGTTCAGGCAATCAAGATGCTTGGGCGGCTTCATTTGAAGCTGTCCTCGCTGTCCTCTTGGAAGAGGTCGAAGATGCCAGTTCTAAAAGCGCTGCGTCTACTACGGGAAGCGTTTCCAGGTCTAGTGGTAACGCAACTCCGACGTTAGCTTCCCCACCTCCGAGTGGTGACAGCGGCGGCCTGTTGAAGAACTCAGATAAACAAGCGATGTGGGATTTCCTATGGAACAATCCCAGTGGCACTGTGTTCGACAACTACGGTGATACCCGAGCGAAGTCTGGTGGCGGCAAAGGCCCCGATTTCAAATTCCGTAATGACTGCGGAAACGACAACCTAAAAGGGGAAGGGCTGTGGACTGACAGTATGCCTTCCGCTTTCCGCACCGCTGAAGGCATCGTAGAATTTGCTAGCAGAAGCCAAGCACTCGATGCTCTTAGGGAGCGGGTAGGATGAGCGAAGGGCCGACACTGCTGGAAGCCTCCCTGATTGGGTCACTCATTGATGAGCGGCTCGATAATGTTTCAGAAGGTCAGTCTCCAGAGTCTGAAACATCTTCTGCGGTGTCGGCCCCCCATTCTCTTATCGAGCCCACCGCTACAGCTATAGACGGATGGCTTGATTACTCCGAGAACCCTCAGTCCCGTTGGATGACAGGGTTCCACAGATTAGATGTTCTTACCCGTGGTTTGGGTCGAGGGGAAATGATGTTGTGTGTGGGGCGCAGCCACTCAGGTAAGTCCCAGTTCTTGTATCAGTCGATTGTTAACACCGTGATGAACAACGACGATGCACGCATACTGATTTTCTCTCCAGACGAGCCACGGGAACTGGTGGTAGCAAAACTTTATTCCATCATGTTTGGGGTTAACGGTGCGGAAGTGGAACATTCCCTCCGCAACGGTGATCCTGAAGTTAAGAAACACCTACAGGAACTTGGGGAAACTGGCAATTTGTTTGATCGTATGATCATCCATGACGGTTCCCCTAGCTTCCGCATTATGCACGACGTAATGTTTGAAGCTGAAGATTATTGGCAGAGGCCAACGACCATGGCAATGGTCGACTACCTAGAATTGTTGGTACCCGATGCGAAAGAATCAGGTAGTCAAGCTGTTATCCGTTTGGCGCAAGCTTGTAAACGGTGGTGCAAGGAAGCCGATCTGCCCCTTGCAGTGGTTCACCAGTCAGGACGAGCGAACGAACGAGGAACCGCTGGAGGTATCTCTGTCGCTCGATACGGCGGAGAACAGGAATCCCATCAGGTCATAGAGATCTACCGTCAACGAGACAGAAAGAACTTGACTGCAGGTGAAACAGCGTTCCACCAAAACTCGATAAACGTCAATCTGGTTAAGAACAAACGGCCACCTAACCGTCTCGAAGATCTCCTTTACTACATTGACGAGGATTGTGGATCTATCTCTGAATACACCACGGACAGAGAACCCGCTTATGACTTCTGAACACTCGCAACGCATCGACTGGATGACGGAAGGCATCGAACAGGGGTGGGTTGAAGCACCAGTGTGCAGCACCCATGACACGTACCTGACGGACGAAGAAGCAGAACAGTTTTGGGATGGGGAAGACCCATGCGTTGTAGTGATGCGAGTTGTTGACGTATGAGCGACGCAGAACTTGTCAAACGCTTCGCTGAACTCCACCAAGGAGGAGCGATAGGGGACCTGCATGGGAGCGGGGTACGTCCCCGCAAAGACCCTTCAGGTAACCCGACTGGACATGAAGGTGCTGCGTGGTACGTGAACGTTGAAGCTCACCTGTTTGGTCAGGAACCTTTAGCTGTTTACCCGATACTGCGTGATTCGAACGAACTGTGGTTCGGAGCAATCGACTGGGACATAGGCGACGAGGACTCTCTGGTCCACGCCTACAACGTAGAACAAGCCCTCGCCTACCTCGACATCACTTCGTTCGTTGAGATGTCCAGATCCAAAGGCGTTCATTTGTGGATCTACGTTAAAGAGCCCGTTTCTGCTGAACTGATGCGTAACGCCCTCACATCGATCTGTGACGTGGTGGATGCCCCAACAACAGAGGTGTTCCCCAAACAAATTTCTCTTGAAGGCAAAACTTTCGGGAACTGCATCAGGTTGCCTTACCCCAAGACACGCTCAGTGGGCCGTCAAGGCGTTCGTAAAGGATCATGGTCTCTGAGCCTAGAAGATTTCGTTGAGGCCGCACACAGCGATAGAACCACCGCAGAACGCCTTCAGAAAGTAGCGTCGCTCGCTAAACCCAAACCAAAGCCTGCGCCCCTGCGACAGAAACCACTCAACTCACGTCGAGAATACCCAGTTTGGCTAAATGACATGTTGCGGTACGGTCCTTCTAGGACAAGACCATCAGAAGACCGATCAGGTGCGTTATGGAGCATCGCCGTGGGGTTGGCCTTCGCCGGTCACACACCGCAAGAAATGCTTGACCTTCTCACACACTGGGATTCCCAATGGGGACAGAAATACACAAACCGCAACGACGCCGCACTACAATACGACACGTTGGTATCGAAAGCATTAACGCACGCTCAAGAAGAACAACAAAAATTCAAACTAAAGTTTAAGGGCACCTATGACGGATCTTGAAGGCAGCTACTTTGTGCACGTCTCCTCGCGACCGAAACCCAAGGAACGTCCCAGAATGACGAAACGAGGGCACGCTTTCACTCCCAAAGCAACCAAAGATGCGGAACAATGCATTCGGGAAGCTTGGGAAGCTTCAGGCAACCCAACTTTCGAAGGATCAGTTTCCGTTGTCATCGTTTACAGCAAAGAAAGCACCTCGATATGGGTAGCGCCCATGACCCTAGAAACGAAAAACTGGGGTGGCGACGTAGACAACCTAGTGAAACTCACACTTGACGGGCTTCAAGGTGAGGGAGGCGCTTTCCTCAACGATTCTCAAGTGCGTCGAGTTGACGCAATCAAACTATGAGCAACTACCCTTTAACTGAGCGTTTCAACGGAACATGGGGCGACATAGCCGAAGGCCAATTCGAAGCCAACTACCCCAATGCGCTCCGCTACGGACTAAACAAACCCCCCTTGGGTTGGGGGGTCGAACGACTACCTCTGATGATGAGGTACACACCTGACTACATTCTTCCCAACGCTTTAGCAGAAGTGCAAGGCTTCGGTAAGAACGGATTGAAAATCAAGTTCGAGAAGCTTCGCGCACTCGACTTGTGGAACCAACAACTTCCAGTCTATTTTTGGCTGTGGAGCTCAGCCCGATCTGATAGCCTGTGGGTGCCCCTCGAAGGGATTTGGGAAATTATCGATGGGAATAAAGTTACATTGGATTCTTACAACGACACGAAACGCGGTAAGGCGTATATCAAGATACGCCCTGGAGACTTGCCATGGGGTTCTCATGGCAGTCCGACGATCCGTTAGGTCAGTTACCTCTTACGCACGTAGAGTTCACCCACGAGATCCACTAGACGGCTGGTGGATGCCACCCGACAAACGGATAGATCTTGCCACCGACGAAGATTTAGAAGATGCGGTATCAGAAGCATTACAAGAATGCTGCGAAGATGACATCGACCTGATGGTTGTCGAATCATTGTTCATCGCAAACCTGAGTTTACGAAAAGCAGAAGATCTTACAGGAATCCCCAAAACAACTATCGCTCGGAGGCGAGACGGGCTGAAAGTTCGTTTAGCAAACTTCTTGGAACAAGAACCAAGTGTTCAAAAAAGATTGGTCACGGCTCCTGCACATCAGCAGCGATATCTATAAACTCCATGAAGTGACCTAGCCAGCCAGCAACAAAGGAGCCTGCTCCCATGTTGCCATCCTGTGCGTCTTGCCAAGCACAAACCAGTTCACTCACTTCTTCAGGAGTGAACACCAAAAGAATACCTAAACGCTCCTCGTCGTCAGGACTATTCTTTACCCACTTAGCATGGGTACCGTCGTCCATCTCGAAGAAGTTTCTGTTTCGAAGAAATTCTTCTTCAACTTCGCGCTCCACAGATTCGCCATCTTCGGCCATCCATGAAGCCCACTTCTCTTCGAGATCTTCCACAGCTTCAACGGCCAAGTTTGGTTTTGGCAAGAGATTTGAGGGAGGCGATTCCTGCTGCGGCCATCGCCGTTCCCGCCGCTTTGAGGCTTGAAACATCAGTAACAACAAGAATAGCAAGGCCAGCTTCGATGGCTGTCCAGATTGTTCGTTCAAACCAATCACCCCAATCCATTTTCTTATTCATCTCAGTCACTTCTTTTTTCTCCTAGACTTTTTGGCTTCCGAATGAGCAATAGCCGCAGCTTGATCACGAGGATAACCTTCGGTTATTAGTTTCCCTATATTGTGTGAGATGGTGTCCCTTGAAGAACCTTTCTTCAACGGCATACTAATACCCTGAAGAACGCCGCTTAGGTTTACGGGCAGGCGCTTTAGGTCGTTGAGGACGCTTAGGTCTTTTAGGTTTTTTCATTTGCCGAATGGACGGCCACCATGCGCCTGATTTCCCAGTGCAGTGGATCGGAGCCAAGCCGCATCACTTTTAGCTTTAGCAGCCATGTCAGCATTGTTTTCAGGCGATGACGAATTGTACAAGTAGTCGTCCGCATCACCGAAAGTTTCTCCGAATTGTCCATATCCTTTGCCCTTAGGCATATTTCCATCTCCTCATTGAAGGAACAAAGCGTGAAAGGTTCTCACACCACACACACCATCGGGCTTCAAATAGCCCTGTGATCGTTGGAACTGCCTTAAAGCAGCCGTGGTCTTACGACCCCAAATACCGTCAACAGGCCCAGGATCGAAGCCACGTTCGGCTAAACGTTCCTGAACCACACGAACAGCTTCACCCCGAGATCGACGCCAACGACTCAACGGTCGTCGAGCGATCTGAGCTTTAATGTTTTCCAAATAAACAGCAGCACGTTGCACTGTTTCCTGTTCAACTACACCATTCACCGGCATCCCCTGTTGCAACCAAGAAGTAAGAAACGACCCAGGGCACGATGTGGAACCCAGCTTTGAGTGGGGTTTAACCCACAGCTTTCCCCCATAACGAGCCTGAATTTCCTCTACCTTAGCGCGGATTAAACGCAGGTTCTCCTCGTCAACCTCTGCTGAACCCCATCCTGCATAACAAATGCTTTCTGTTCGAGAGTTCCATCCTTTGGTTGCACCCGAGATGACTCCTGCGCCACGGCCCTCATAAAGAACACCGTCTGAGATAAGCCAGTTATAGGCAATGCCACGCCAACCCCTAGTTTTCATGTGGAAACGCTCGTAAGCTCTTACCGCATCTTCACCAGAAGGACCGTTCTTGACACCGCTATGATGCAGCACGACACCAACCACCCTTGACGGGCGTAGCCTAGAGAAAGGCTTTGCTGGCGGTGTGGCACCCCATTCGGTTCTGGAAACATATCTCACTACACGATGCGCAGGCCTGTCCCGCTAAATCCTTCTACCCTCTATGTCGCGTCTGTCTCTCATGTCGTTCGAGTGGGCAACTTGGTCCTTTATTATCTGGTTTCTGCGCTCTGAGTAATCGTTGACTCGGAACCCACCACCAAACAAAAAGGAAACCCAAGTTGTTACGGCTCTACGCCTTTTGGCTTCTTCATTACCGAACAACCTGCGGTGCCGCCCAAAGATAGGTGACAACTGCTCAACAAGGTAAATGTCGTGATCCCGCATTTTCCATTCACCCCTAGTGTTTTTTTCTGCCTTACCAAACATTTTTAAGCTAGACATCAACCCAGGAATGGCTTCATACGAAGAAGGAACTTGCTGGTATCTTCCACTGAACGGAATGTCAGCAAAGAACTGTTTCTTCGCCCAAATTTCTGCCGGTGTTTTCAACCAAGGATAAATACTGCCTGTAACAGTACGGGCAGCGGAAGTTGGTTCTTTCGTTAATTGGAACAACTGTCTGAACGGCGTGTCAGGCACAGCGTAAACTCTTCCACCGAACATTTCGAGCCCAGGGTTCCAGAACGGAATGTCAGTGTCCTTGAACGGTAACCCTATGCCCATCATCTCCCCATAGTAGTCAGGGACCACACCGTCACGTTCTTGACCTAACTCCAAAGCAACCTTAGCTCGAAGGAAACCAGTCCACGCTTGCGGTTTCTTACCAAGAGATTCGACCAGCACTGGAATAATGTTTTTCTGCCATGTGTAGAACGGAACAACCGCTTTGACTGAGCGTTCTAATCTGGTGAGATCTTGATAGTCGAAATGGTATTTGTTGATGGCATTCATTGCGTCTTGCGGAGAGCCACCCTTTTTCATTATGTCAAACCCGAGTGCGCCACGAAGCACAAACTCTGCTCGTTCGTTTTGTGTCCGAACAGCAGTAAAGGGTCTGAAATCTGCGCTAAATGGATTCCAGCCGCTCGCTGTTCTAAACCCTTCTTGTCTTAAACCTTCAAGGAAACCAAACCGACCAAAGAAACCTGCGGTTCGTTCCAACGGCATCCTGTTGTCCAGAACAGCGCTGGTAACTTCAGACCAAGCTTGTCCTTGCCCAACCACACCGCTTTCCAATAGCTGTGCAAACACTTCCCAATCGTCAGCGGTAGCTGTTCTGTTGAACCCGAACATGTTGCCAAGGCGAACACTTTTGCCTTCGTTGGCTAACAATCTGGCACCCAACACCACGTCTCCATCGCCAATAGTTTGTGCCTTTCGAGCCATCCCACCGATCCGACTGTGGGTCCCCATTTCTACGCCAGCTATCAAACTGTTCACCATTGCGCCACCCATCAGGTTTCGCATAACGAACCCAGGAGAGAAAACGGCTTGAGCTTTCCACCAGTTCGCAACTTTCAAATAAGCGTCCATAGCTTTATTCATTTTTTTGGGATCAGCTAAACCGGCGCTAGCGATAACAGCTTCCTCAAACAGATTCCATCCCTCATCATCCATTCCACCCGCAATGTAAGGTGTGTGGCCGCCACCACCGCCACGACCGCCAGGACTGATGCTGCGCGCAACCTTGCGATAAGATTTAGCGAACGCAGAAAGCGCAGTTCCGTAAGCATCCCCGAAAGATGACATCATTACACGATTGTTCATCACCGCTCTAATGGCATCTTCCTGAGAAGCGGCAGCGCTAACCTGATCCAACACGTTTGGAGATTGGGCAATCAACTCAAGATCGTGCCTCAAATTTGTTTCAATTAGCTCTGCAGCATTCTGGAACTGCATGAGCTCCGCTGCAGCCGACCACTTGTCTCCCTCAGCGCCCTGAAGTACCTGCAATTTAACATTCTGTTCGTGCAGCAACCTTTCCAAACGGTCCACAGCGTCATCAAACTTTGCAAGAATTTGTGCTTCAACACCCGCCAAAGCTTCCTGTTTAACGTCCATCAAAGGACGTTCAGGAGTTCCGAAAGGATACTTTCCGTAGTCGACACCACCCTTAGGGTCAGCCCCTGATGGGATTCGAGACTTGATGACCTGATGTTGTTGTTTGCCTTTCACCACCAGTTCTTTACTTGCCTCACCCATCCGAATTTCTCGGTTCAGTGCAGCAATAACGGGCTGCATCTCTGCTCGCCACTCTTTGATGCGTGCAATTCGAGCTTCCACTCCAACCTCGTGGGCTGCTTCCCGCAAAATGACGTGTGCGTTAATGACCTCATCCAAAGCCTCAACTAAAACCATGTTCTCTGCGAAAGTGCGGCCTTGAGGGTTGGCGAACAAACCATCAGAAGGACCTTCAGCTATTTCCCCAGCAATTTTTGATCGCATTGCGGGCACATCCACGTCGTGCCCCAACTTCATCATCACGGGTTCCTGCACAGCCGTAGGCCACGGTCCTTTACCTGGACCTCTCCACGACCCAGGACCAGGAGGCCCCCAAGGAAACCCTTTCCCTGAAACTCTTGGCTCGTCAACAAAATCGTAGCCTGCGTCACGCCAATACTGGCGACTCTGTGAGGCCCCAGTTATTCGAGCAACCGCAGCAGTATCAAACTCCACATCTGGAAGTTCAAGCCACACCTGATCAGCTATTTGTTGATCCACACTGGCAGCCATCTCCGTATTAACAGGGTAAGCATCGTGGATCTCTTTTTCCATCTCTAAAACTTGTTGTTTGGCTGCACGAGAACCCTCTCGTTCCGTGATCACCGCTTCAACGTCATCCAAGTGGGAACGAATAGTGGCTGGATACGCTTGCATACTGTCAATTCGGTTACTTGTCTCAGATACTTGTCCCCCCACCGAGCCGCCGAATAAGTCTTCAGCGGTAAGGTATGTGCCCTTTGGATTAGATCGAGTTACAACGGGAACATTGATCTCCCCGAATATGTGGTCCATGATCAGATATTGGGCCGATTCAGGGTTGCTGCCCCGTTCTGCTGCGGTAGCCATGTCCTCCACGTCATAACCTGCGCTGCCCCTCCTTGTCTGTCGTGCCAGAAGTTCATCTTGCGCCCGTCCACTGGTGAGTCTTTCAGCATCTGCAGGGTCCAACAATCCGCGTTCAATTAGCAGATCTCGTAAACGGAAGGGAAACATGAAAGTATATGTGTCGGTGTATCCGAACGCCGCATTACCAAACTCAGAGCCGCCCCCCTGAGTTGGCCCTGGAAAGTCCTCGTACCAAACGTCACGGTCCTGCATTAAGCCACCCATGTGGAACTCGTCTTCGGTTCTTGAGCGAGCAATAGTGCCCCCCCATCCCTCATAGGGTTCCCCCTTGAGAGCAGCAACAATATCTGCCGCTATCTCATCGTTACCGAGCCTTTGAGCAAGTTGGCGTTCTATGACATCGATTACCGTTTCGGTTGATTCGCCAGGAATAATCACACCTCGCTTTGTTGAGGCTGCTGGCCGATTCAAGACACTTTTCCGTATAGCCACACGACGCTGATCATCAGATGCCCACTGGGGATGAAGTTTTTTCTTTGACCTACCAACCGTCACCGTCTCCCCAATATTCTCGTCGGCTGCCTCAAACAACTCAGTCTTGTAAGCATCCCATTCGACTTCATTCATTTGAGCTAAAGGCTTCGGAGGCACAGGCAACGCTCCCCTCCCCCAGAGTCCTGACCCCTCCCCAAGAGTGCGGCCTGAAGGTAAAGCTTTTTCTCCCGTAGAAATAAGTTGTTCATACGATGCTTCAACTGCTGCTGTTCGACGCTCAAAGGATCGAATGTCTCGGGCAGCGGAATTAATGACAGCAAAATATTCTTGAACCACATGCGGGCTAGCGCCCTCCAACTGGTACATCAGCGCTAACAGATCTTCACCCATCCACAATTGGTGTGGCAGATGGTTTACGAACTCGTCGCTTTGGCCTTCAAGACCATGCAAAATATCCCAAACATTGTAAGGCCGTCCTTGTTGGCTAAGAACCGCAACGGGAAGATCTTGCGTTTGCATAAATGCTGGCTTAAGCATCCGCTCGGCCTCTTCGATGCTGCCAATGGCTTGCGGAAACAAAACAGATTTGAAATAGTTGTCAAAGTCGAAGTATCCCTGCGCTGCTCCCTCCAACTTGCCGTAAACACTTTCGCCCGTGGACCCGATTTTGGATTGCTCAACGGCCCTTACAGCAGCTACTGTAGAGCTCTCGTCGAAGGCTTCGATATGTCCCCCAGAAAGCCTGAAGATTTCATCTGTAAGAATGCTGCCGTCGGGGTCGTGGGCTCGCCAAAGAGCTTTCAACACAACTGCTTCAGCATCCGACAAATTGGGGAAAGCTAAATCGTCAATCGTTAAATTCTGGGGAATGTCGGTGGCAGACTTTGGAGGAGGACCTTTATCTGGCTTGGGAGCTCCATCCCAGCGAGCCTTACGATATTCCTCTTCAGCGAGATCACTGTCTCTCGCCCACTGAAGAAGATCTTCACTTTCCCTCTGTGACTGATTCCCACCAGTTCGCCACCCACCAGCATCAGGAGGCTCAAGAAATGCAACAAAGTTTACGTTTTCCTCTTTAGGTCCAAGCCCCAGCCTGCCTTCCAAACGTCGTTCTTTCGTTCTAAGCATCGTAATAAACCCGTAAACTTCGTCTAAAGTAACTGGGTCTGTGTCTATGAAATCGGGGTCAATTCCATCTCTGAATACTGCATGAATAGCGGCTCGCAGATTCTCGTTTTGATTAATGTCATCAAGAAACGTGAGTTCAGTTTCAAGTGAGCTCAGTAACGAGGGCCTCGGAATACGAACAGTAGAAGGAATCCCGCCTGCATCAACTATTTCCCGCCTAGCAGCTTCGTCCGCTGCCCGAGGCAGAATATCGATCAGCTTTTCAGGTTCGCCCGCACGAGGGGGCCAGATAACGGGTGCAACACCTTCAAGCTGTTCAGGGCTCATTGGTGTCGCTGGTGCTTCAAAAGTTTGCTCACCTTCATGGAAAAGCCTGTTTCGCCACGCAGTGAACTGGGCATCTGCACTTGTCGGAAATAGGGTGCCATTCTGGAAACGTTCTGGAAAGTGAAACGAACCAACCTCGCTGACACTTAAAAGACTGTTCGCTGCTCGGAGCATCTCGGCTTCTTCCTGTTCACCAAGATGAATTGCTGATCTCACGGCCCTATCTACAGTAATTATGTCCTCGGGGTCAGCACCATCAAATCCGCGGAAGACCGCTGCGACAGCATCAACATCCCGATTTAACCGTTCCGCTATAACGCTAGCAGCATAATGCCTAGCATCATCACCGAAGCCATGTCTGGAGATACGATGTCCCTGACCAGCGGCAACAGCCTCCAACCCCAACCTCTCTATAGTTGCCGTTTTCAACATCCATTCAAGAGGGCTGTGGTATTCTCCAATAACGGCATCCGTTTGCTCGACGCTATCCAGACCCAGCTGAGCTTTAATCCAATCCGAGGCCCCTTCCCCTGCTGCAGCCGCCTTATCGGTTTTTATGTTGACTGTGGCCGCCGTTTCGTATTTTCGAGGCAGCCACATTCTGGCTATTGCTTGCCCAAACGGCGAATTGTTGAAACCGTCTTCAAACCACCAATCCCACTCCTCTACATCAACGTTCTCTAACCGTTTCCCGAACCCAGGATGATATCGCCACTCTCTGGGTTTCGGCAGGGTCAACTCGCCTTGCGTAAGATTGTCCCAATATTCGAAACGTTCCTGAGCGAGTTGTCTTGCTTCTTCTTGAACTTCTTCTTTCAGAACTCGCCAAGAAGTTTTAGCTTGCTTAACATCGAAGCTGTAAGGAATTTCGCCTTCGGGAAGCCAATCCCCCGTGAACTCTGAATCAGTTGTCGGTTTTTTGAAATGCCCGAACTTGTCGCCTTGTTTGCTGACAAGATAAGGAGCGTTGGGTTTCAACCCAACAATTTCGGCATTAGCGGGTGTCCTTATGAGAGCTTCCCCTGTTGCTTCGTTGTAAGCAATCACGTCGGCTTCTTGCATGAAACCTTGCGTGTCGACTGCCCAATCATCAATATATGCTTTGACAGGCTGATTGGATAACAGATCCACAGGTGGGACGAACCCAGGAGGAAGAGCGTTTAGTGCCATGCCTTGACTTACAGCGTCACCGCTTATTGCGGCAAGTTGTTCTAATGCTTTTACATCAACACTTTCATGTGCTTGGGCTACCAAATCAGCGGCAACGCTACGAACCATTGTTTCGGCAACTCTGAGTTTGTCGTCAACAAAGTCAGCGAACTCGGAACCTTCTCTGGTGATTCCACCTGCCCTGTGGCGCTCCAATGGGTCATCTAGGATGCGTCGAAGCTGATCTTGAGCTTTCCGCAATGTCGCTATTTCTTCAATGATGGGTTCCATTGCTTGGACAGCAAGAGCCACCTCATCCATTTCGAGAAGCCCCATCGTTCCCATTGCGGCTTCGTCGCCCGTGAACTGTCTAATGAAACTCAGTAGTCGTGTGCGACCAGAAGCTGTCAACGTTGCAAACTCAGGGAACTCCTTAACAAGTTGTTCCAGTCTGCTGATTTCTCCGTAAACGTCATCGAGCCGACTGTTCAGTTTAATTATGGTTTTCTCTGAGTTCGTAATTCTTGTTTGCTGAGCCTGCACAGCGTTGACCGCACGATCAACAGCATTCTTTGCTCTCTCATAGTTGCCGGTTTTGATTGCACGCTGTTCAGCTAACTCTTTAAGAAAGTTGTCGAGTTTGTCCACGGCATCACGAGTCAGATTTGCGTAACCTGCACCTCTGCCGGTCATAGTTCCAGCTTGAATAAGTCCAGCTTTCTCCATTTCGTTAAACCAGTTTTGGTGAAAGAACTTGTCAGCCATTGCTTTGTCGTACCGTGCGACAACAGTCCAAAAGTCTTTGACGAACATGTCCTGATAGTCGGCACCCAACTTGGAGCGACCAATATCGAGCATCTGTTCTCGAACCGATTTACCAACAACCTCAGGATCGTCTAACCGAACCCCCATATAGTCTTCACCGACAACCCATCTACGTTTCCTGGTTGGATCATCACCTGACATTCCTCGATATTCCCAAGAGCCTGCTACATCTTCGGATTGAAGGTTTTTGACTTTACGACCTGCCTCAGTTTCCAAATCCAGAAAACGGGCTGCGTAAAGTTCATCTTTCAAAGGGTCTACCGCTCCGCGATGACCGATTGATTCGTTGTAGAGATCTAGTCTGTCTTTCCAGAATTGGGTGAGAGTATCATGCAACTTGTGAAGATTTTCGTCCACAGCTTCTCTTGGTGTGTCCGAAAGATACATGAGCTCTTCGGGACCTATCTCTGGAAGTCCCTTTGCAACCCTGTCAGCATTGAATAATTCAACAGCTTCTCTGGTTATTCTCGCAGTTCTGGCAAAGGAACGACTCAAATTGTTTTTGCGAATCTTTGCGACATCTCTAGCATCTAAAGCTCGCATACCAAAGATCACGTTGTCGTCGTTCAAAGATCTTGACAGTGCTCGCAAAGGACGAGCCTGACCACCAAGGTTCAGGTTCTGTAAACCGGTGCGCCTCATTGTGGCCCCCCACAAACGGCCAGGACCGGCAGCCATAATTCCCAAAGGAGCAGCAAAAGCTCTGATGGCCCCAGGAATTTCGATTTGCATCGAGTTAGCGAAACGTGCTGCTTGTTTAACTTGGGCCGGTATTGCTTCGAGTTGTGCTTTCGTTGCCTTGGAACCCCGTCGAAGCAAATTCATGGCTTCAACGATCTCTGTCTGATTTTCTGCCACTTTCCAAGTGGGCGTATCAAACATGTATCTAGGTATTTGTTTCGCTCGTTGTTTAGCTAAAGCTCTTGTTAGTTTGCCACCTGTGAGCAGATTCAACGGTTTTTCGACGAGTTGTCGTCCAAGACGACCAGTCCCAGGAAGAAGTAGCGAAGCGCCTGCTTTGTATCCGAGTTCGTCTAATACTTCTTTGCCACCAGAAATGATGGAACGGTTGCGAGCCATTCTGGCTGCACCAGCTTTCATCATGTTTGCTTTAGCAATGTCACCTGTCATTGCATATCCGATAGCCATGTCGTCGGCAGCTTTAGCTGCTTTCAACCAGCGACCACCTTGCGCTGTTCTTGCCGCTGCACCAGCCCCAGGAATATACATTAAAGGATCAGCGGCAACATCCCCAGCGAAACCTAGGCCTCTGGTCACCCAACTGTCTGGGTCCATCCCCAAATCTTCGACAAGTAGTTCACTGAACATGTAGTTGTCGCCTACACGTTTACGCCAATCTTCGTTTAGCATCAACGAAGCCCCCGCCGTGGGCAATGCGAGAGTTAAACTTAGATAGTCTTTCCAGTCTCCTTCTCCTTGAAGGATGTCGACCCCCATTTTTGCGGTCGACATGACCGCTGCTCTGGGTTTGTCAAGAAAGTTGAGTATGTCACCAATAGGCCCCAGGAAACCTTTTTCTTGTTCTCGACCCGCTCCCGTAACTACGGGCCGCCAACCGCCACTCGCCGCAGACGGCCTGCGAGGCCCGCTGGGAGCCGATATGGAAACAGGTGTACCCGCCCTAACGGCGGCCAACAAGTCGGCCCTAGAGGGCGCTTGAGGCGCTCTGGGGCGAATTGGTCCAGGCAAACGTGCCATTATTGTTGACTAGCGTACCATGCAGGGAATGCAGTCTGTGCCGCACTCTGACCAAACTGAGCTATATAGTCATTTATAGCAGTCTGGATCTGTATTTTGGTCATAATATCTTTATCTTGCATCAAAACAGGACTACCATCCTCATATAAGTCAAACGGAGAAGCAGACATTGCACCCGCATCGTCCCCCTCGGTAATCCATTTGATATAGGAAAGCATCGCAGGAACTTCACCCATTTCCATAAACGCCTGAACAGCCTCAGGGCTTGTCATAGCGAACTGGGCAATAGCTTCACTATCTGCCTGTGTTTGCTGAACGAGCTCAGCGGCTTCCGCTTTACTGATCGTCCGCATCAACGCAGCTTCACTGATGCCAGCCAAACTGTTATCTAAATTCTGTTGAGCGATAAACAACACGTCAGCAATATTGCTCGACAAGTTACGTTCAGCTTCGCTGATCCCTTCTTCGGCTCGACCTCGCCTGAATCGTCCAGCTTCGTCACCTATGAATGCAAGAGTTTCAGAATACTGGGCGGCACCATTTAATTGGTTAGCGAGAAGAGCACCTTGAGTATCTCCAGGTCCTTCCATAAACGACCCAGGATCAATACCCAATTCGGCTAACCTTACACTCCCAGCATCAAAATCTGAAGATATTTGACTACCACGATCCATGAAGTTGTCAACTAATTGACCACTAGGGGCCACACCAGAAGCAGCGTCACCCGCATTATAGATACGGTCAATGGCAGCTTTCCTACCAGCGTCCTGCTCATCGAACTGGGCACCAAGACGGCCACGATAATCTGCTAGCTGTCTAGTACCAGTTTTTTCTTTCCCAGATGCCCAATCAGCAATAGCATCATAGGTTCCTTGGGCTGTGCCTCTTTGCAGATCGTAAAGTTGAGCATACAAGTCATCTATTGTCGGAGGCGGAGGAGGCGGAGGAGCAGGTGTATACCCAGGAGTGAACTGTCCAGACTCGTTCGGGTCCACAGGTGGGGCACCGAATGCGCCGCCGATTCGCCCCCACCGAGGGTCGTTAGGTTGTAAAGAACGAGCACCTTGCCGACCAATAGGCATCCTTGCTGCACGCATAAGGTCAGCCATCCGTTGCTGGCTATTAACTCCAACGTTCCAACCATCACGGCTACTAGCTATTCTTTGAGCATCAGTTTGTGTGGAGTCAGGTTCACCGTCACCCAACCAACGCCATCCCGAAAAAAAGTTGCCAAAAGGATTACTTTTAGTACCAAATTCAAGATCTTTCGGCATTACAGTGCTCCTTTAAGCGCAGCCGACGTAGCAGCTCTAGACAAATCAGAACCACCCGTGAGAACACTGGGGTTTATCGCTGCAGCTTGAGCTGCTTTAGTCAAAGCATCCATCATCGCATCGTCACCAATGGTTTCATAATACTTTTGGCCCGCAGTTTGATCAGCCAAACTCAGATCTTGCTGACTTCGACCGTAGAGACGTTCCAAGTCCGCTCGGGAATCGAAACTAGCGGCCTCATACTCGCCCATATCCCGATCAAAAATCCCCGAATCACGCATCCCACGTCGGTTATGCACATCAGGAATCTTGCGTCCAACACCACGGATAGCTTGATCGAGTTTCCGTCGATTAACGACATGATCTTCCCAACCTCGGGTACGTTTAAGCTGATTAGCGTTCAAACGTCCCAAATAATTTAGGTACGCCTGATCCGCAGCCCTAGTGCCAAATCGACCGCTCCCAACTTTCGTATTATTATTCTGATTTCCCCAAAGATCGATCTTGGACCAATCAGTTTTCTTACTTCCCGTAGGATTAGGGGCCACAACACCGAACGTTGCGGCATCAAGATCCGCCCAATTAGCGGGTGCCTGTGTTTGCTTGTTTGACGACATGTCGATACCCAACATTCGGGTATCAAGATCACGTTGCTGTCCAGAACGAGAAGGGCCCTTATAGCCGTACTCTGCTTGAGCGAACTTGTTTGCCCTGTTCTGGGCGCGATTGAAACCTCGTTGTTTGCGAACGGGAATCATGCCATCCATTTGATAAGCTCTGACAGCCATAAGTTACCTCACTCAGTGTGTTCAGATGTCCCACAACAACAATCACAAGTACATTGAGCCGCCTCAAGCTGG